ACAATCTCCTGTGTCACCTGTTGCACCACAAGAACCGATTAAACCACAAGAACCGATTAAACCACAATGACCTGTGGGACCTTGTGGACCACAATTACCTGTTGGACCTAATGCTCCACAATCACCTTCTGGACCTTGATCACCACAAGAACCGATTAAACCACAAGAACCGATTAAACCACATGAACCAGTTAAACCTTGTAAACCACATGAACCTGTTAAACCACATGAACCGATTAAACCGCAATTACCTTCTGGACCTTGTGGACCGCAAAAACCTAAAGTACCACAAAAACCCTTTGTTCCACAGTAACCGGCAAGTCCGCAAGCGCCTTGATTACCACAAAAACCCTCTGGACCACAACTACCGATTAAACCACAATTACCTTCTGGACCTTGTGGACCGCAATGTCCTAGTGGACCACAATCTCCTATAGGACCACAAACTCCTTGTGAACCACAAAAACCTACAAGACCACAATGACCTTGTAAACCACAAACACCTGGAACACCGCAGTCACCCTCTGGACCACAAGGACCTTGCGAACCTACCGGACCACAGGAACCTTCTGGACCGCAAAAACCCTCTAAGCCACAAGAACCTGTGTCACCCTGAGGACCACAAAAACCTTCCGGACCGCAAGCACCCTCTGGACCGCAAGCGCCCTCTGGACCGCACGGACCTTCTTGACCGATTGGACCACAAGGACCTTCTGGGCCGCAAAAACCTTCTGGACCGCAAATACCTATAGTACCACAAGGGCCTTGTAAACCACAATTACCATCAGGACCTCCGGGGCCACAATCACCTTCAGGACCACACTCACCTTGTGGACCACATTGACCTTCAGGGCCACACTCACCTTGAGGACCACAATCTCCAAACGGACCACATACACCAGAAGGACCACAATCCCCTTCAAGGCCACAAGGTCCTGATGGACCGCAATAACCGACAGGACCACACCATCCGCGAATACCACAAAACCCTACTGGACCACATACTCCAAGCGGACCACACCACCCCGTAGTACCTTCACTCGGTAATTTTCTTTTTAGAAAAAAGCCTTCATTTTGTTTTTTTAATATCGGCATTTATTAGAAATTTCCATCAACCTCTGTGCAGTATTTGCCCAGGTTGAATGTTTGACTTGTTCAATACCCGCCTTAGAATACTCATTCCACAAGTCTTCATTTGTCAGTAATTTTTTTATTGCTTCTAAAAATCTTTGTTTATGGTCTTCGTCTTTATTAAATCCCTCAACAACTATACCAGCATTACCTACTCTATCCCGAAGAGGACCCCATTCACTTACTATACAGGGAGTTCCTGCAGCTTGAGCTTCAATAGCAGTGATACAAAATGTTTCAAGCCAAGTACAAGGATATAACCATAACTTACTAGATAAATACTCTGCTGCAAGTTCGTACTGCTTGTGGTAACCTCTATATATTACTCCTGGAATTTCTCTCCAATAACTAGGATGCTTTCTTATATTATCTGGATAATAACCAAATACATGTAATTCAAGCTCTGGATCCCACTTATGTAGTTCTTCAAATACATCAAATAGTACAGTAAGTCCACGATCGGGATTACTAGAATATATCAATTTTTTAGGATTTCTCCTAATCTTTTGTTCGAATCTTTTTAAATCCAAGCCATTCGGAAGTATTTCAAATGTATCTTTTGGAATCCAAGGATAAGCATTAGAAAAAAATCTATAATGATATTGAGATAATACAAGAAATTTATCAAAATACTGCCAGTTTGCTGGAGTTATTCTTTGATAATAATTCAAGTCATGTGCCCAATAATATACCTGAGTCTTTGGATTTACAAATCTAAACTCTGGGTATCTAGATACTATAAGTACATCAATATCATTAGTCCTTTCAAACTCATCAAATTCATCCATGAGTTTCCAAATTACCCCATCGTAAGTTCCTGGAGTATGTCCCCTATTAAATACATATACAGTATTTCCTAAACTAGCTAATTCTTTACTCAAGTTTATAACGGCTATTTCTGATCCACCAATACCTTCCTCTGTATGCCCAGCATCCCAAGGACGGCCCGCATCCGGCTTGACATGAAATACATATGTTTTTAAAGCCTCTTTATTCACAGTAAAATGTGTTTCCTGAGCTCTTGAATACTCATAAGAAGACCGAGCTGCTTCGTAAGTCTTATAATCTACATAAGGTGCTAGAGTCTCTGAAACACTTTTAAAATCATAAGTGTAATTACCTGTACCAACTAAATAACCAATAGCTTCTTGTGAACCAGCACATATAGCACGTTGAAAATATTTTCTGGATTGATCATAAGTAGTACCACCGTACAAGCTAACCCCATAATTAAATTCTGAGGTTATATAAGAAATAACAGCATTCTCCATATACTCCTGCTTGAGGCTTGTACATTTTTCTAAATCAGTTGCTTGTAGACGTTCTAGAATATCCGGATATCTTTTTATCAGACTTGCTGCAATTATAAATCCGTTCAGGGCACTAAATCCCTGGTTAGTATCTATATCTAAATTATATTTATTTATATGACACTTGATATCTTCCAGTGGCTCGTTTTGTTCAAATGATTGATGATACTTGTGATCTACAGAGTATCTATAATCTATAAGCATTTTCAAATTATTCTTGTCTGCAAAAATGCAGGAATCAAAATCTAATCCTCCAAAGAAATAATCTGCATTGTCAAAATTAAACTTATCTACAAAATACTTAGTAAGCACTGTATTTTGAAAATCTATGTATTTTACCAACATTGGCTCAGTCAGGTCTAATTTCTGAGGCATACCATGGGGCTGTGTATCAATTACTTTAGTCGAAATAATACCAAGCTCATTATCATACTTTATGTATTCAAGAAACTTAGTCAGATAATCTTGGTTCAAGTCGAGTGATATATCATTGTTAATTAACCAATATCCAGCATAGTCTTTTTCTTTTTGTTCCTTGAGCCACTGAATAACTGCCTGATCAAATCCTATGTTTAAATCACTATTATCAAAAACAGTCAGGTCAAATAAATTTGAATCATAACTATTTAATTGATTGACCAGCTTTTCAGTCAGGCCGTGAGTTTTATATGTGATAATTAATATTGCTAATTTATTTAACATGGCATATATTTGGTTAAATGTTCAAGATATTCAGGGCTATCTTTATGTAAAGAATACCAACCTTCCCCTGTACGGAGTCCGTGTAATTTTTTAAAATGTTCTTGAAACTTAAGCTTAACTCTATCTAGACTATAGTTTGCTACTGCATACTCTCTTATTTTCTTTGGATCTAACTTATCTAGGTTTTTAGCCCCCCAGTATATTTCATTAAATGTGTTTCCCCTATAACCGGTAAGTCCGTGAATATTTGTTTCCGTGAAAGCTCCGTAATCACTTGTAAGTACAGGAGTCCCACACATCATTGCTTCTACGGGCGCATGTCCAAATGGCTCTACATACAGACTAAAATAAATCAAGCCACGAGCACCCGAAATATATTTTACCTTATCCTTCATAGAAAGAACACCAGTTTGCTTGACATGATCTAGATTTTCCTTGTATTCTGGGTTCAGAGCATCCCTGATGTCTCCTCCACCAATAACTATAAGTTCTGCACCAAGTTGTCGAGTAAGTTCTATAGCTACAGATACCCCTTTACCCCATATAATTCTACCTATGTAAACATAATAGTCAGATTTCTTTTCTACAAAAGGATAATCTGCTGGATCAAAGTATGCAGGAATTACGGTATCATAATTATTTGGAAAGAAACTTTGTCTTGGAGGACATTCTTTTCCGTAAACATGATTCTGCCAAGCATAAGATTCAAATATTCTATTCTGCAAGTAACTTCCGTTGTGCCCAATACCTGGTTCTACACTAATAACTCTAACTTCCAGGTGGTCAGTAATTGGTTTATATACATAACCAAGGAAATTAATCAAGAATTCTTTTCCTTCGTCTTTTATTCTCTTTTCAATTTCACGAATACCATTTCTATTGAACTCATCCCAAGCAGGCCCAGCTTCTTCATGAAGATTGTCTAGAGCATTTGGATTACGTTCTCCGTATTCTTTTTCAAATGTCTTACTGGATACTAAAGGAACAAACTCATCCATATAAGGAGTATCAGATCCTTCTACTCCATAACCTATTATTTCATGACCAAGATCTTTCATCATTTTAGCTAAGTATATTAACTTAGTGTTAAATGGATTGTTAGGAGCTTTTTCCCAACCTATTCTATAATTAGGAAATCCTAATAAATGTATTCTGTATTTTGCTGGCATTTCATACTTTGATTTTTGTTTAATTACTACTGCGTTCCATTCCCATTCATCTTTAGCTTTAATTACCTCTACACTACCTAACTCTTCTAGATCTTTTTTCTCTATACCTTCTATATGTTCATCTGCCCCATCCTTGAATGTAGCATAAGGGGTAGGTATGGTAGCAATAAGAATACCATTGTCTGCTAACATTCCACGAAGCTTGTCTATTACATCAAGTGGCTTGTGTAAGTGTTCTAGTATTTCTGCTGCTATAATTACATCATATTTTTTATCTGCTTGAAACTTGTAGACACTCTCGTTTATAAAATTCAAGTGCTTGTATGTTTCTTTTCCCAAGTTACAAGCTGCAGTGCAAATTTCAAGACAATCTATATTCTTGTATCCATGGGTTGATATTTCATTTGCAATTGCACCTGTCCAACTACCTATATCTAAAACTTTTGCTGTTGTCTTATATTTATTGACCTTACTAACTACCCAACCTACCCTACCTTTCACCAAGGGATTATTTATATCATCAATCCAAACATCGGTTCTTGTACGATAAAAATTATCAAGTGATTCAAGAACTAATTCTGAATAATCTTTTTCTCTATATTTTTTAGAAGCTTCTTCTAAGCTTAAGTAATTCATGTATATTTTTGATTAAAACAGATCAGGATCTGCTAGCAATGCAAAATAATTTACATACCCACCGTTACCATCTGAATCTGTTGTTATTGTTAAACGTACTTGTACAGCTGTAGTAGGCAGTATTCCATTTCCAAATACATCACCTTCATATGCTAGTATTTCCATTCTACTATAGTCCAAATATCCATTTGGAAAATGATCTAGCAGGGTAGAACCCGCTGTACTGGTATCATACCATGTAAACCAGATCTTATCTACATCACCAGGATTTGAACAAAATTCCATCTTTACATTTGCATCTCCGTAATGTTCTTCTTCAATTTGCATAGTCCATCTAGTTGATGCTACACTTATATTTGCATCTTCCGATAATTCATTAGGAGTAAATACATATATTTTAGATAAATATTCATATGATGTACTAGCTGCCGCTCCATCTGGAGTTGTAGCTCTATTATATTCATCTATAACTAATGGATTTGAAACTTCACCAAAAGTAGTTGTATTTACAGGATCACTAAATGTTTCAATAACTGCTCTAGAACACCAGCTAGTTGCCAAAGCCCAGTTTTGTAATTCAATTAACTTGGGATCTTCTGCAGGATTTATAATCAAGTCAGTTATACTATCAAAAGTTTGAATACTGAATGCACCACTTGTATCAAGGACTGTATCAGTATATAAATCAGTAATCCGTACAAGACCAGACACAGTAGTATCATTTGGAACTATCCAATCATAACTACCTGTACCAAAATCGGCTGATAAACCAGATACAATAGTAGACCAACTATCTCCACCATCATTACTATACTGTATTAATAAACTAGCATCAGCCATTATAATTCCTCAAGTATCCATGTAATTGGTTTATATTGTCCATTATAATATTCCTCTCCACCTGTAGGAGCTGTAAGTGTCCCACTAATTCCTGACACTGTATAAGTGTATAAAGCATAATTATCTGGAACTTCTATTTCGTTTCCTTCATAATCAGTTACCCCACTTACTGTAATTCTATAATCTGTAAGATATGTATGAGGGCCAGTAGTTAAATAAACTTGATCATCAGCAATTTGTACTCCATATACTTGTACTACTCCACTTACAGATTCTTTTGTAATTTGATATTGTTCAATATTATCAGATGTACTTACTAATAATGATTCAGAAAAAGAAACTTTCAAGACACTGGTGTTTATCAATTCAGCATTAGTTACTGTAGGCGGTGTCAGGTCTGCAAAAAATTCATAAATTCCACTATTATTAGGAGGTACTACCTCAACATCATATATGTCTTTTACGCCCGTAGCAACCACAGTATAAGTTCCGTTAGCTGTAGGTTTGCTCGTTGTTAAATTAACAACTGGTCCAGATAATGTTGCTGTATCTACTTTTATAGAACTTGGTCCAGTAATTTCATAATTAGTATCGTCTGTAGCTGTATAATATTCCAGATGTTTTGAAAATTTTAATTCAACTGTAATATCATTTAGTCCAGATACCGAAAGTAATTCTGGCAAAGCCGTATATTCATATTCTAAACTGTTTGCAGATTCTGAAATAGGGTTACCACTTTCATCGGTTATTCCAGACGCAAGAACCACTTCGTATATTCCTGGACTATGAGTTGAAGTAGTTAAGCTTACATATTTAGGATCTTGCCAATAAGTGTATGCACTTGAAATTGTGATTCCTGATATTGAATAATTGTCTTTATTATCAGAACCAGTTGTATCTAACCATTCAGAAAATGTTAAATACACTCCAGTAGCATCAGTTGCTACAGCAGAGATTAACTCTGGTGGTGTAGTATCTACATATATTCTGCTGTATGTCGCAGAGTTTGCTGCAGGGTTTATTACATTGCCATATAAGTCTTCTATCCCATTTACAGTCACTTCATAGTTACCATAAGAATGTTCTGTTGTAATTAAAGTAACTATGTTTAAATTATGCACTGCAGCTACTAATTCAACTCCTGGGATTGAATAATTACTTAATCTTTGTGCAGTATCCTCTGTTATATTTTCAGAAAAAGTTAATTCTACTGCAGTAGAAACTAATAATTCTGCGCTATTCAAGTCTGGTGGCGTAGTATCTACATAGTAGTATTCATATTCTGCTGTATTGTTACCTGGATCAATAATATTATTAGCTAAGTCATGTACGTTTGATACTGTAACTTGATATTTTTCATAATCATGCTCAGATGTAAATAAAGTAACTTCTTTCGTCAGAACATTATAAGAAGCGCCAGTAGCAAGAATTCCGCCTGTAAAAGAATATACAGACGGTTTTTCTACTTCTGTTTTAACCATATCTTCAGAAAATTCTATAATCAATGTTGTAGAATCAATAATTGTAGCTCCTACAACTTCAGGGGGTGTAATATCTACACCTACTCCTTCATAAGCACCCATATCCCAAGCACTTCCCTGAGGACGAGATTCATAATTTATATCATATGAAAATCCTGATAAAGTTATGCCATTATCAATTGCTGAAGAATTGCTTTGTAATTGTAATTGTCCAGTATCTACATTTATAAATTTTGGATCTTCATTTATACCATTAGGATCAAATCCATCTCCTTGCCAAACATCCCAATCTTTTACTGTTCCATCTAAATTAATTAAACTAGATGTTTGTGGTCCATAATATATATTGTAATCAATATTTGTGACTGTGCCAGCCCAATCATTTATACGGACGAAATATGTGGTGTAATCACTTTGAAAAATATTATTTTTAATTTTAGGATCAGAAACGCCATCACTATATAGAGAATGATACAAACGTCTTCCATAAATAGTATTGTTAAATACTTCAAGGTCTCCGGCTGCATCATCGGTGTTTTCATATGAAATGGCCTCGCTTTGAGTATTTTTCATATCTACAACATTATTATATATTTCTAATGTACCAGAACACGCGCGACCTGCGATGCCACGAGAATTATGAATTTTTTCAGTATCTTGAACACAATAATTATTTCTCACAATGGTATTCAGATCCCTATATACTTGTATACAATCATTTTGACTTGGATCATAATTATTGTAAATGTAAATTTGATTGTTTTCAATAATACAATCTACATTATCTTGCGAATATATTCCATCAGTTTCTGCACCAATAAATGGGGGTGATTGTAAATAGCAACCACTGATTGTGTAATCCGTTCCATAACTTACTTCTATACCTCTTCCGTAAAATAATAAATTACAATCATATATTTTTACATCATCCGCCTTTGTTACATAAATGCCGTGTGCTTGTTGATTTCGTATTGTAATCCCACTTATAACTAAATGATCATAACTGTCTACACTAATTCCACGACTTTTAGTTAAATTTAATCCATCTATTATAACTTCGCCGTCATGATCTGGATCTTGTCCAGGAATAATATAAAGTGGATCAGTTAAAATGCCGGAAGCCAATACATCTAAAGTTTCATAATAAATTTTACTTTCTGAAGCATCATCATCTCCACCTGATATATAAAGAGTATCTCCCGGTTCAAATAAACCCCAGTCAATATTTGCAAAACTGCTCCAGGCAGTCTTCCAACGTTCTCCATCACCAGGATCTGCATCACTTGTGTTATCTACATAATACCCCTTTCTATTTTCATGTGCGCCTATATCAGCAGCTAATCCCTGTGGACGAGGAACTTGATTTACATCAGTGTCAAGCCCAGTTATAGCTTGACCGTTATCAATACAAGAAGAGGCTTTATTAGGAGAATAGTCATCAAAGAAAGTTACTTCTTCATTAAATCCATTTGCATCATATCCTTTAGTTGTCCACTCTGTCCAGGTTTCACTCAGACCACTTACGTGAAATATTAAGTCTCCACCTGGATTATAATATAAGTTATTATCACAATAACTTGCAGCGTCAAAATCTTCTGGATAAGATGCTCCGAACCCACTTATGTTAGTATAGAATATATTATTCAGAACTTTACATTCTGCATCTCTACCTGATGCAGTATAATCCCATATTTCTACTGGATAAGTTATGCCACTTAAAACATAAATTGTATTATTATATATTTCTGCTATTCCATTATTATCAATTTCTGTAGTAAATCCGATACCTACCCCAGTACAATTTCCATCGGCATACACAAGATTATTATATATTTTTGAAGTTCCTAAAGTATTTAAGCCGACTATTCCACTTTTATTTTGAGTAGCTAAACTTGTTTCTAAATTAATTTTATTTCTATTTAGAATAATATCTTCTTCACCTTCATAATAAATTCCATTTAATTGAGGTGTATCATGATAATTTGTAATTGTAATAACATTATCCTGAACCGTATTGTTACTACCACTTACAAGATAGATTCCGTCAGTAGTTGCATTTTGATATATTGCTGTAGTTATTGTTAATTTTTCAAATAATCCATTTATTACACCATTTGAATACACCGCACTTGAAATGTTTGCATCTAAAATACAATCTGACAAAGTAATATCTGTACAGTCTTTAAATTCTATAATTCCGTCGCCAACGGCCGGAACAAACTCAGTAAGTGTAAACCCATCTATTGTGATATTGTCTATACCAGAAACTAAGATGGCCACACTTTCTCCATCAATTTTATTTCTAATAATAGCTGTACCATCGTGTCCCGAATCAATTCCTTGCAAAATACTAATGCCAGAAGCGGTAGGAATAATAGTAGCATCTATTGCGTATGTTTTTGATTCTACCCCACCGGAAACATATAAATTTGATCCGGGTTCCATCAGATCCCAATTTATAGCTGGCCAACTTTTCCACGCATTGGTCCAACTTAAGCCGGTTGCATTTCCTGTTGCTCCAAGATCTAGATAATAATCTGTTGCCGCAGGGAAAATAAATTCATAAGCCCCCATATCCCAATCTGCCCCTTGAGGTCGAGGCACTTCTAATAAATCTTGTTCGTATGCTGGTAAAGCATTTGGGTCAGTACTTGTATTAATAGCAGGCGAACTTTCAGACAGTCTATAGTCATCTGAAGCTTCATTATAATATAATGGGGTATCATATAAACTGTTCCAATCTATATCATAGGTATTTTGCCATTCTTTTAGAGAATAACTATACTTATCTTGAGTACGAGCAATGTATTGATCAAGACGTTGAACAAAATATAAATTATAATCATAGCTATGACTTCCGTCATCCACTGCTGCTGTAGCTAAAAATACAGTGTATCCGGTAAACCCTCCGTTTTTTGAAAAAATATTGCCCTGTACTGTTTGATTAGTAGAAGTTGTGTTATATATTCCCCCAACGGTATTGTTGTCTATAGTATTTTGAAATATTTCATCGACAGAAAATATTGTTCCATCAAGTCCGGATCTCCAATTAAAATTCAAGCCATATTCAAGATTGTCATATATTAGATTTCCATAGAAAGTACCACCTAAAGATTTACGACTATAAATTCCATTTAACCCATTTGCATAAATTTTATTAAATCTAATTATATTATTATCTAAACTGGTTTGGGTTTCAGCGGCGCCAGGTTGTAATCTAATTCCATTTCCGTTTAAATTATTATGGATTTTATTAAATTCTATTGTGTTGTTTCCCGACATTCCATTTGCACCAATACTTGGAAACTGTTCTACATAGATTCCTTCAGTACCTGAATTATATACATCGTTATTATATATAGTATTATATGAACCTACCATATATATTCCCGCTCCTGCACAGCCATGTATAATACAATTATTTACTTGATTATAATCTCCTCTAACTACTACACCATTAATAAGATTAGAATTAATAATTTCAAATCCATCTATAATATTATAATCATAATAATTTGTAGACCAATCCCAAGCTACTCCGAGATACCCAGAACAATCAATTATAACTACATCGGTACTATAATTTTGAAATGTGATAGGTTGTCCAGAAGACCCAGCAGCTTTCATAGTTAATACACTACTTGGGGCATAAGTTCCTGCTTTTACATATACCGTATCGTTAGCTACAGCGGTATCTATTCCTTTTTGAATAGTTTCCCAAGGAAGAGCTTCGGTGCCCGGATTGCTGTCGCTGGTCGATGGATGATTTTTATCTACATAATATGTAGCCATTAATATCTAGTCTCGTTAGTTGTTAAAGTAGTTGTAGCTACCGTGGTTTCTGTTTTGAATCCTACCCATACTTTAACATAAGTATTTATAGGAATTCTAACTATTGCTCTATTAGTTGGAACTGTGTTATTAAAATACCATGTGCCATAAGCATCAGTAGTCGGGTATGGCCAAGGGTACTCCGAAGGTTTTCCTTCATCACTTATGTATAAAAATATTGTATAACCACTTATATTTTTTAACTGTTTCTCTGTTAAAGAAACTGGTTGTCCAAGTGCATTATAAAATTGTGTATCTGCAGAAACAGATTTCATGTCATCCCACGCACAAACAAGTTCATCGGTGGGGATAGTCAAATAATTTGCATCTATGGCAGAAACTGTATTGCTTGTAACCAAATTTGTAACTCCCACATATTCATCAAGATCGGTAATACCATAAAACAAAACTTGTGAAAAAGGTTCTACTGGAACTCCTGCTATTTCTGCAATCTCATTTACGGGATTAAAAAATTGAGCCTTGAAATGGAACAGGGTTGGTTTTTCTGGGAGTTCAAGTTCAGCTATTCCAGTGATAGTGGTAAGATCTTCATCAATGTTTACCGCGCCAACATCAAGATTCAAGTTATCTAGAAGTTGCCATTCATTATCTGCGTCCGCACGGAAAAATATAGATGTGGCTGCTACTCTACCCTGTGTAGTTTCAATATCAGTAATTGTATATTCCGCAGTGACAAGTTCTCCCTGCTTCATAAATTTACTATCTTTTTCTACTACACCAAGATAAGGAGTAGTTGCAAAAATTATCGGATCGTATGTAACAAGGCCACTAATAGTAGGATCAGGAAATTCATCTACTACATCAATTTCTAACCAATCGTCTTCAGTTAGGTTTCTTCCAAAGAAACGAACCTGATAGTGTCCAGTTGCAACACCAAGGAAATAGTACAGTCCATCTTCTTCAGTAATATCGACATCTAACCTTTGACCATCCGTATTATACAAACAGGCCTGGGCACCTAAGATACCGGTACCGTCGGCCCTTTTTAAATAATTTTTATATGTGGCCATGTTTATTCTGGTTTATTCTGCGTCTATTGTGCCTGTACCCCCGCCTACACTAAAATAAGGTCTTCCTGCTACAGCTACCTTACCTTTTAGGCTGCAAGTGTTATTTGGAGCCCCGGTATCTGGATCCCAAGCATCAACAATGACTTTTCTATCAGATCCATACCTCGATGCTATTACTAAATTAATAGGTTGCAAATGGATTCCAACTCCAGATAATTCTATTGTGGCAGCAGCACTTTCTCTACCATATTGGTAAACTCTTATAATTGCTGGGTTTGATCCAGTAGCTCCGGAAATTGCAGTACAATTAACTTGAATCTCCGTCAATGTATAATCGGCTGGTAAATTTTGTTCTCCGATTTTTCTCGATGCCTTTGTGGTTCCACCAACCCAAACCTGTCCAGGGGCCGGATCGACGGTAAAAGGATCTACCGTTATTGTTTGTGTAAAAGTTGATACTGCCATTATTCCTCCGTAAATCTTAAAGTATTAGTAAGAATGCTAGTTTCTTCTGAACCCGAATATATAACTACGCCCGCAAGAGTACTTTCTCCCCACAATTCATTATTAGCTCCAGAAATTGTAAATTCATTATCTTCTACCCCTGGAGTTATTGTGCCAGATGCTACAACTATGTTAAAGTCAAATGGTCCCACTATTATGCCGTCACTTGGAATTATTCCTCCACCGCCCGATGCTACAATTCCTAATATAGGAGTTCCTACAGGTTGATTATTTTGAATAGGTCTTACTCCAACTGTCCATGTGGTACTTTGATTTGTACTAATTTGTAGAGTACGATTTATAGTTCGTAAAAATGTTGCCCCGCTTTTCTTTGTGGTTGAATAGCTAGAATTTTCCCAAGTTATTCCGCTAAGAGTTGTGTAACCCACCTCAAACTCATGCGGAGATGTGTCTCTAGTATCACTTTCCCAACCCTCAATTTCAAGCTTGAACCCGTATGCGGTTGCAGTAAGAGTTAATGATGGGGTTGATGTCGCTCCATCTATATACGGCAGTACATTATTAAAAGGAGATGAATAAAAAGTTTGTTGTTGACCTCCTGCAGCATGATCTGGATCATAAACGCCCGGCAGCATAGTTACATAAGGACTTGAATGTGCCTTATTGCCAGCTTTTATTGATATAGACCATTTTTTATTTAGATCTAGCTTAAAGGCATGTTCTGGATCTAAAGCTATGTTATCATAATCAAGAGTTATTATAATTGCTCTTTTAGTCAAGCTATCATCATCGACATTTAATTCAATGGCGCGTATAGTATAATATAGAACATTAGGATCTACTATCTTGGCTGGATATATATCTGAAATAACATCTGCTGCAACATGTGCCTCTGCAAGAGTAACAGTTCGTGTGGTTGCATCATAAGAATCTATATCATATAAATTTCCAGATGAAGAAAAATAAAATTGTCTTATAGTAGCGGCTCCCTCTGTCAAGTTCAAAGTTTCTCCGGTTGTAGTTTGCGCATTCAAAACTACCTCATCTGTGCTTTGCTTAGTACCATTCAGGCCATCCCAATTCCACTTTAGGTGAACATAACTTACAGATTCTCGTCTATCACCTGAAGGACTCACATCATATATTCTAAAATTGCTTGGTGTGTTTACATCTGGATCTTCAAGTACCACCGCTCTTCCAGCAGGGTAAGCAGTACTACCAACCCCTACTCTAAATTCTTCTGCTGCTGTTCCTGGTAAATTAAAATTGCTAACATCATTGCCTTGAACTGCTAGCCCAGACACAGTAATATATCCAGCCGAAGTAGTAGTAAATGTGGCGTCGGTTGCAATTAATGTATCAACTGTCGCAGTAGTAATTGTAGCTACACTTAATGTCGATGTAGATGGCACTTCAAGTGCATATGCATATACTTTTCTGTTTGTATTATCTATATTTAATACATAATTCCCCGCCAGATTTAAAAATTCAAATGGTCTGTTATACGTAACAGGTTGTGCATACCCTCTACCATAATTTGGATCTACTGTTCCTACTGATTCTACACCTATATTAAATATAGTTGATTCGGCTGCAGTAGCTGGAACATGAGATATTTTTATTGTAGTTCCATCTGCGTTAACAGACGCATTTCTTAGATCTAGTTCTACGGTAGGATTTATATAATTACCTATAAAACCTCCGGTAGTAGCGACAAACGCTGCGCTTGGAGGAGTACTAGGGTCAATTCCATCTCCTTCAGTTTCAAAAGAAGTTGTAAATCCTACAACAAAATTGTGATTGTAATCAAAAACAGCATATCCTCTTTGTCCGGCGGTGTCAGAAAATACAATTCCTGTATTATAAGTATTTCCAGATTTAATTTTAACATAGCTAGCGCCCGCATTATCGACAGTAAGAATTCCGGAAACATTGGTGGTTGATAATTCAGATATCCCGGATGCAGTAAGCGTGCTTGTATACAAGCCTTCGGCTTCGAGACCACCAGCTATTCTGTTAGCTCCAATAGAATCTCTATCTTTAAATACTAATAAAGAATCATCAAGCACGTCATGACTTATCCGGTAAGTATAATCTTTTCGTATGTCTATAATATTGTCTGTAGAAGCCCGTAGTTCGCTTATATCTTGGAAAGTATAATCTCCATCTGTTAACTTAGTACTTACTGACGCAGTATAAACAATTGCTAAAGGTATTTCATCAGCTGAAACATCTATATCTACACTTGGAGTTCTTACATATGCAACAACTTCATAACTATCACTCCAACGCGAAAATCTTTCTGCGTAAGGAGTTAATCCAGCTTTATCAAAAAAGAAAGCATTCATAGCTACAATAGGATCAGTACCTTCTTCTTTCCATTTCAAGTGAATTTCATAATAAGTAGTTGATGCTACTGAACCAGAATAAACATTAGCAAGATCAAATGAAAACGCAGTCTCAACTAATATTACGCTGCCGTCAGATAATAAAGCTACCCCGGGGTGTATTGTCATTGTTTGATCATCGGTACTAGATACAGTAACTTTTAAGCCAGTTGATGTAGCAACCTGAGCATCGTTTTTCAATGCATTCAGAGTTCCATATGTTCCTGTAATGGCATCTATTCTTTTATTTAAGTTACCATGTACAAGCGTCTGTAAATCATCAAAAACTGTTTCTAATTTTTGTACACTACCAGAAGGTATTTTGACTCTATCCATTTTTAAATCCTATTTTAATATTTGATTAAATAATAAACTGCTTGGTTTACAGGTCTTGTTTCATCTCCACCAGAAGCCTGACTATTTGGGTATCCTGCAGTCGGACTTGCATGACCACCGATATTATCTCCACCCGCCCCTAAAGTAGATGCCCAGTTATGGGCCAATTCATGTGTATGAGATTCAAATGCTTGTGCCTGAAGATCTCCAACCGCTCTGCCTACATCCGGATCTACCGCACCAGATGGGTCAAGGCCTCTTAAGAATACTCCCATGAGATCTGGTAATTGTCCTGCTCCTCCCCACGCACTTCCTATTGCATCGTGCAAATCAGAATATGTCCCTGTACTGTAAGTCGCTCCATTACAATAAAACCATCCAGTAATTGGTTCTACTAAATTAGAAGAAGATAAAGAACCAAGATCTCCGGCATAAGTTATTACAGTTCCTGCAGGAACATACCTAAATAAAATATCAGTTTTTATGGATGCGTCGAACTCAAGTGTATTCCCATTCATTAAAAGACCACTTACATTTACAGCAAAGCCTGTTTTATCCATGTCAATTGCTGCACCCGAACTAATATTAGCATTATCAATAACTCCGCTATCTATCATGAGGGTCAATTGAGAACCATTTCTAGACCAAGAAATATCTCCAGCACTGTCTTCTGTATAGGCAATTACAGATGACCCATTTCCACCAAGTATTGTTTCATCAGCTATTGCAGAACCTTTTAATTTAGCCAGAGTTACTACATCATTTGCTATAGAAGCTGCGCCTGTGGCTGATAAAGAAACATCTCCAGACATTCCCACAGCTGTCGGAACATTGCCAGCACTACCTACCAAAATATACCCGCCAGTCATGCTAGCTAATTTATCATGTTCAAGAGCTCCATCATCTATAAATGACCATCCACCACTTATCGTAACAGGGCCATTATTTATAATTACATCTGTTGCTGTTGCTACAAGGCCTGCAGCTGTCACTGTGCCTTGAACTTCGAGATCTCCAACAATTGTATGTGAACCAGCTACTTTTCCGAAAGTAACATCTTGATCTAAAGTTATTGTAGAATCAGTATCAAATCTAAAAAGACGTGTTCCATCAAATCTCAATTCAAAATATTCACTAGAACCTGTGAGATCGGCTGTGAAAGAATAGTTAGTTCCACCAGCATCTCTGAATACTAAATATCCTTGTGTACTGGTAGTTTCTACTCGTATTTCTGGTGATGCTGCTTTTAAATGTACTTCAGCACTCGCCGCAGCCGCATGTTCCGTACCAGCTGCTAAATTACCATCTACGATCACATTTCCTCCAAACTCTGCCACGTTACCACCAGTTACAGAAGCTACTTTTACTCCGAGTACCTGGCTGGTTTCATTCAGTATGCAAACCTCTGAATTTCTTACATATAGAACATTAGAAGTTACATATGTATCTACTCCATTAGACCCGAGTATTTGTAAATCATATTGTGAGGCTGCAGACACATCCATATCAGAAACTGTTCCAGAATCTGAAACCACTAAGAATAGCGCGGTCGATTCAAGGTCTCTTCTAGAAATTGTCATAGTGTTGGTTCCACTACGATAAGAAGATACGAGTGTTTTGTTTGTCAGGATTTGACTTTCTGTAGTTCCAACTATAGAACCACCTACAGCTGCGATAGTTGCTGTATTAGCACTTGTTTCTGCATTTATTGCATTTACGTTTGCATTCCACTGTACGCGACCCTCATTCGGGGTATCTGTTCCAGCTACGTCTGTTACACTAGCCATTTTTTACTCCTTAATTTGTATATCTTAATATAGCATTAAATTTGTCAAAAATCAATTGAATTTAAGTTAAATATGTATATCTTAGTTCTGCATCTCCTACTTGAAAAGTTGTCTGTCCCCACGTAGTAAAACTATATGTGCCGTACACATTTTGCTCAATATCTATATCCCCTGAATTATCATAGTCTTGAGCATTTATTCTAAATAAATAATATCTATCTACCGGAGGTGTAGTCAAAGTTGTAGTTGTAGCTATTTCTGTTGGGCTGTCAATAGTGCATTCCAGGCTTGGACTACCATCAAAAGTAGTTAGAGGACTAACATGCGTCCATAAATAAGTCATAGGATCCCCTTCTGGGTCAGTAATAACTCCGGATAGAGTAGCTACTGCTCCTCCTGCATAAAATGAACTACCAGATGCTATACTGCCTCGAGGTACTAAATTAAAGTAATTCGCTAATAACCCTGCAGGGAGTAGAGCATTAGTGTAATAATCTACAAAAGGTTCATAATGATCAAGTCCATATGTTCTGCTACTTCGTTGTATTCCAAGTGTGTACCAGAATTGCTCTGGATTAAGCTCTGTAAGTTCTTCTATTATTCCCGATGAACTAATATAGTCATGTAAGTGAATACCAGAAGCTATAATTTCATACCTATCTACCTCACTCCCTACTTCTAAAGCTGTTGTAAGTGGCATTGGAAATTGATAAGTATTTCCACCAGAAATTGCTACATAATTATAAGTTCCATCATCCCACACATTGCTTACAATTCCAGATTCATACGTAAATGGCATACCTGATATTAAACAGTATGCATCATATAAATTACCAAAACTGGGTCCTTTAGATAAAGCATTAGTTAACCCCTGTGATAAATGTTTTAAATGTTCAGCATAATATCTGCGTTCATCAAAATAAGTAAATGCACCAGATAACCAACCACTAATATATGGAGTATAAGCATTATCATTTATCACTTCTTCAGGTTCATTCACTTCTCCAAATGCCTTGAAATATAAATTTATAAGTGACGGTAACAAAAATATAGACTGAGGAGCATTAAATATTTCTCGTGTATCTGTATATTCAGAGTATGAGTATGTGGATGCATCACCAAAAAATTTGATATAATGCAACCTTTCTATTTCATAATCTGTCCCTTCTATTAAAACATTATCAGTATTTATACCACTGAGTACAGGTATTGTTAAATAAGCGTAATCATTTGGCAATTCATAGACATACCCTGCTATAGTAGTGTTACTTGTAGGTAACGTTATTCCACTAGTAACCGGTAAAGTGCCATCATCTGTAAAATAAGTATTGGTTGTGTTTGTAATATAATAATAAGAGTTTTGTAATCTACCGTACACATTATAACTACTTACCCCACTTACCGCTTCCCAAGTTACGCTATTATAATTAGAATATAAATCTGACTGTCCACTTATGATAATTCTTGAATCGCTTGGTAAAGTTTCGCCATGTACATCGAGTGCAGTGATTTTATAGTTGTATATAACGTCATCTCCAGAAGGAGCTGTGTTATACCCACTTATAGTTACAGGAGGATCATAGCTTTCAAGTTCTACGTTTTGGTTGTCACCGTCAAATATAACATCATAATCCTGGTATTGTTCTTCTATATACCCAGGAGTGTAATCAAGGTGCCCCGCAAGGGTAACCTGTGCCAAATCATATGGAAGTCCTTCCATAGCATTGAACAACTGTTCCCAATAAGCTTCTATGACTTCTTTCTCATTCCTTGGAACAAAGTCGTAGAAAGTAGAAAGTCTATTCCAAAATTTTGCAAAGTCTGTGGTGTTATTAGGACTAAACATTAAACTTGTGTAACTCCATATAATTCGTCTATATTAGTATAAAATCTACTTACATTGTCTGAAGCGATTGTATATGTACTTCCTGTAAGAGTTGACTCAGTAACCTCAGATTCAGTGTTATATTCTTTTATTGTTATATCCATATCTGTATTTACATAATTAGCACCATTAGTGTACATTACATTTATAAGATCTGATATATCAAAAGTTGTATCTGTAAGAGTATTAAAATACTCTGCTACTTTAACTTTCATTTCGTCTTCCGATAACCCACCAGAATATTCAAGTCTATCTGTAGTTACTATAGTTGGTGGCATAGCCTTGACCATAATATCTGCTGCAGGGTATCTAGAATCCGGATCATTAATTAACGCATCTACTAGAGGCCCATTGGCCCAGTAATAATATGTAAACTCCACAAGAGTATTTTCCATACTTTCTATATCAAAACTAATTACTTGATTTGCTTCTTCAGAGTAAGATTTACTATCAAGTAAATTATTTATAGTATAAGTAGATGAGTCAAACACCACTTTTGAAATTCCTTCTTTAATTTCTATAATTTCAACTATATAAGGATTAATACCCTGAATAGTTTTTAATGTTATGGTGCTACTAGGCATTAATGTACTTATTGTTCCACGTTTAATATTATCTGGATCATGTACATAAACATCTACCGCATTTCCTCGATGAACAGCATTTGCAAGGACATTATTCATTTCCACGTAATAAGTTCTGAGTGTATGTTCTACATCATCTGGAAATGTCGGACCACTGTTTGCAGCAGTTGCCGCTATATTAACATAACCAGTGGAATCTAAATAATATGACAACGGATCTAAATCCATACTAACTTGTTGTTCATCTCTAGTATCATTTATAGTTGCTAGATGAGTTCCTGCTACTTCCCACTCATCTTCCTGAACATTGTATACAGCAACTTTAACTTTGCTATGACCAACTTCACTATCAAGCTCGAATTGTACTGGATCATAACCCACTCCATAATAGTTAACTTGCGCCGCTTCTGATGGATCAAAGTATATTGCATCAGGCATCATTCTAAATAATTGCATTGGAAATGTTTCTACAAATGTTTTTACTAACAGGTTGTCTACATACCATTCGCAATTTCGTGTCTCGGCCACAGCAATTCCAAAATGATTTCTTGAACTTTCCAGTATATCAAGTCCGGTGTCTGTTTGTATTTTATCTCCCGACTGTGTCACATAAGGAGGATAAGTTTGTCCTCGATTTATTACACGATTAGCATCCGAATAAGGTTCGGCAGGCGGATTATCTATATCATAAATCCATGCCTCTACTCCCATTTTTTCATAAAGTTTTATTTTAATTTGGTACGTAATCTCTGGTTCTATCCAAACCTTTGCTGCCTGTAAGAATTGATTCTTTCCAGAAGTTTGATCCCAAAGTTGTTCATGTCCCACCCAAATATTTTCCTGAAGTATATCATTATCTACCAAATACACATTATATCTCATTAATTCTGGATTAGCTTCTATATAGCCCGGACCAGTAATAGTGGGAGTATAACCATAAATTTCTAGAAACTTTTGTAAATCTTCTTCTTGATACGTAACATCGTCATTGTCTCTATAATATCTATTTGCTTCAACTTGTGTTGTGCCCTGTCCCCCAGTATTTATAGGCTCAATGGCATTTAGAGACCAGTTACGATTAATACGCTGTAAAAATTCTGGTTGCTTACGCCAAGCAATACCAAATCCATCGTGTGGTAAAAATATCTCTGAATTTCTCAAGACAGTTATATAGGCCATTTCTCCATCTTCGGTGTTATCTGTAGTCATCATATCACAGAATATTTCTACTCCAAGATGCTGATCAATAGGTTTATGTATAATAGGAGATAAATTATTAAAACTGCTCGGAGTCAAGTATGTAAATATTTGTGCTTGCGCATTTTCTATTTGTCTCTCACTTTCTGATAATAACATTTGATATATTCCAGATATTTGCGCTAACGGTATTGAAACGCTATTTGCTGCATCAGGACTAAGTGTTTTTCCCATTCGAAGTTTATTATCAAGAATACCAAATTCATTCAAGTAAAATATTGTATTATCTGGATGAAGCCCATCATGAATTTGCCACATACCAGAAGCAAGCACCATTTGTAAATCATCCTGAACATCGGCTGGTCCTCCAAAAGTGTCTCCCCAATTTTCTCTTATAAGGACGTACTGATCTTGTTGTGCATAATGCATATCATAAAGACGATATAAACCCTGATACATATCGTCAGAGAATTCATTTGTCCAACCAGTAATAGCTGGAAATTGTATATCCTCTGTTTCATCTAAATCTAAAAAGTTCCCGGTTAGAGCCGTGTGTTTAGAATCATACTCACCAGAATGAACTCCGGAATAAGTATATTCATAATCAATGGATTTATAATTCTCAACATCTTGTATATCGTTGGTTAAATCTCTAATCATCAATAAGTCCCCGGCCCCCACTACTTGTACATCTATAACATCGGTATAATTATCCATTATTGTTTCTTTTAGAGCTAATGGAGAAGCCAAAGATTTTCCGTGTAATGTACTTTTTATTCTATTATATAGGGCAGAATTTTCTTCTGTATCTGTACCGCCAATCAATGCCTGCGGATTAATTATTTTAATAGGAGTAAGACTTAAAGTTCCAATTGCAGTAAACAAAGTATTTGGATTTATATTCCCATTCTCTCCATATTCATCAGCAACTACTTGAATATCTCCTGTGATGTAATAAGGATATTGACTTATATTACTTTCCATCTGTGATCTAGTTATAGAATATTCAGATGTTGTTTTAAATGTTACATCTCCAACATTTAAAGCAAATCCTTTAGGAATGATTACAGCTTTTGGTGAATTATAATATATTCTGATATAACCCGTAGCTTTTGTTCCAGTCCTGCGTTCTAATAAAAATGTTGCTGCAATAGCATTCATCTGATCTTCAGTTAAAGAATCGACATCGTCCAGAGTCATTTGATTTAAAACTTCCGTCTGTGTAAGCTGGTATGGCTCTAAAATAGAAATAAGTGGACTTATTAAAAAATCTTTTAAGACCGATCCATCTCTTGTATCTAATTCAGGGTTGTATTGCTTTATTTTTTCACGAATATAATTTGGTATATTAATCATTTTTTTATTAGCTCCTTAAGGTATCTGAACATAAGCTTGTTCGCCACTTCGAGTATTTACTTCTATAACTAAAACCCAGCCTCCGTAGACTGCATCCCAAACATAGCTTTTTAAAACTAATGTGTCTACAATCTCGTTATCTTTTAAAATTTTACCATCTATCAGTTCTTGGGTTTGATCTTTTTTTACTTGTTCTTCTAATTTTTTTAAAATGACAGGGAACGTGCTTCTTACACTTTCTAGTTCGTCTTCTCTATAAACTTTCATTATTTCATAAAATACGGTCCCACTGTCGGGTGTATATGTATCACTACCTATTTGTGTAAACATAAGTTTTATAATTCTTTGTGCTAATCCATTAGTAGTCTCCACATAACTTAGAGGAGCCTGAATAGTAAATTCTGAACTGGTTTTGTCGTCTGAAAACTTAAGTACCTCTATGTCACGCATAATGTCCACCCCTGTCCTGTTTTTAAATTAGATATTTTATAAATTCCTTTATCTTTCATTATGCTGGTGGAACTAACCCCTCCTCTAATTCATATATTTGTCCCATAATTGACGGAATTGTATTTACCATCATGGCTTGTTCATCTCTATGCTGTGATATAGTTCTTTCTATTTTTTGCATTGATTCAAAACTAACTTCTGGATTAAGTCCTAGAACACTAGGGTCAATATTTTGCCCAGTTTCTTGATTTTCACAATTTATTAAATTTACTGCATCATTTGCTAAATGATACCCTTCAAGTATAGAAATAACTCCGGATATATCACCAGTTAAAATTTGATTTGCAATTCCCGCTCCTATAGGAGTTTGAGCTAAATCACTCAGTAGCTGGTCTATATAAGGTTTAGCAGCAATAAATAATGGATTAGCTTGAACAATGTTTAAAAAACTAGAGCATATGGCCGCCTCTCTTTTATCTAGAGCCATCTGTTGTTTTATAGCAACCCTCATAGCCTGTAATCCAGAAATTGTATTTTTCGCTGCTGCCGGGTTTACTATAATATATATATTTGCGACCAAATTTCCAAGGTATTTTTGAGCTGTTTCGTAAACTATATCAGCTGGTTGCGTTTTTGGGGTCTGTGTTTTAGAATCATACGCCTTTTCTCTTATAAATTCCTTTAATCTGGTCATTTGAATTTCTGCTTCTACGGTAGAATTATATACCTGTATTGGATCTATTTCAAATCCGCCGTATTGATTTTGAATATTTGTCGAATTAAGTATTGTTGACATCAAACCTCTTGCAACAGTTAATTCTTCAATCCACTTGAATTGGTTAACGGATAATTCTGCTGGACCCATTCTATTGCTAGTATTAGTTAAAACTCCATCTATCTCTACATCAACATTTTTTAAAATTCCTAAAACAGGTAATAGTATATTCTGTAATAACCCGCCCACATTTTTTATATAATCCCAGTAAGAAGGAAATAAAAGAACTCCAGCCTCTTCAATTCTAATTTTTGAAGTTATATTTCTCCAAGTAATATCCTTAGTGGCCGGATTTTTAAATAAAGCTGGCTCCGGTGTTTTAGGAGTATTGTTCATATTTAAATACGTGTTCAAGAACTTGTCTGAGATAGAAACTGTATTGTCTAAAAATCCTTTCAGGTCTTTTAAAAGTTTTATATTATTAGCCCACACTGGAATTCTTTCAAAGATAATACCTGATGCATCTTTGAAAGTGGCATTTAAAATTATTCTCTGTAATATGGGTGGCATAACTTTCATCATTGCAGAAATAAATTGTCGGTATCGTGAGCTTTTTAGTTTTGCTTCGTTTTCATACTCCGTAGTTCCAGGTTCAGAAGTATAAGTAAAAAAGTTTAAAGCTACCATCGGTTGTATAGTATCAAAATATTTTATCCAACCTGGTATATCAAATCCAGAAGGAGCATTGGCAGTTATTCCATATTCCGCGTTAATTCTTGTGATATAAGCATTCACAACATCATAATTTTGATGAGTAAGATTATTTACAGCGCGCTCGATAGAATTATCGGCCGCGTCTAAATTATTAAAAGTAACCGGTTCTCCACCATAGAAATTTTTTGATGCTTCTCTTCCAATAATGTTTTCAGCTTTTCTAATATTTCTCAAAGCTTTTTTCAGATCTGCATACATTAAGTCATCTTCAAATTTAAATAAATTATAAAATGAGTCAAACAAATTAATTAACATGGTGAATTGTTTATCTAAAATCCAACCAAGCTGATTTCGTCTGTTCAAATCTCTTTTTAATGTCTGAACTAAATAGTATTGTAAAACTATTTCAGCTCCCGGTATAAGAGCCAGTGCAAAAACAAGTGCAGACACAATACTATTTATTAAATTGCCTGCTAATATTTCTAATAAAAATAAATTTGTATAAGATGCCGCTGCCGCTGCAAGTATTTGTGCTAATAACAACGCTAAAGTAGTTAAAAAATTACCGACCATATCAAAAGTAATATTGTCTATTGAACGCTGAACATCTTCCCACCATTGTGTAATTAATTTATTTACAGCGTCTACAATCGATTCTGCGTCACAAACATCTGAGACATCAATTCCTAAACCAGTTAAAGTATCTTTTACTGTAATTAAAGTGTTTGACGTTTGAGCAATTGTATTATTTGCTGTGTTCCATGTTACTGGCATTATAATAATCCGTTGATTTCTTCACCTAATTTATTTTTTCTATTTTTTAAATCGGCATCTCGTAAATTCAATTTACTTGCTATATCTTTGCTTTTTAATTTAGTGGTTCCATACAAGCCAAAATGATACTCTAGAATCTTTTTATCTACCGGATCTGATTCGAAATATACAGTTTCGATAGCCTGTTTAACTCTTGGATTAGATTCTTCTTCTCTGGTAAAAGCATAAAATCCGGCGTCATCTTCATCTTCATCTATCGTCAGAGATAAGTCAGCTCTTAATTCTGTTTGTAATCTCTCTACTTCTGCTATTGGTATTTGCATTGCATCAGCAAGTTCTACTGTAGTAGGTTCTCTGCCTTTATCAGATTCTAAATTAGAATAAATTGTATTATATTTTCCTATAATAAGAGCACGTGGCTCCGGTATATGGCCCACATTTTGATAGTTAGTCACAAACCTGCTTAATTTTTTTAAGTAATTTGTCACATGAGTATTTAATTGTGCTTTAGTGGGATCATATGATTCAATAGCCCCAGCTGCTAATTTAAAACCTTCAGCTCTCACTGCAAATTCTGGTATCCCAGATTTATAAAATTTATTTACTTGTTTTCTAATAAGTGGTTCAAGAGAACCAAGCAATTCTTTTTTTGCTGAATCATCGCCATCTCTCCAACGATTATATAATTCCAATTCTCTTTCTTTATAAATATTTGTAGCCATTTTAACCTTTACCTGTTGATTCTATAAGACTTAAAAATCCCTAACTCTCTACTTAATTGTATTAAATTTCTTAAATTAGTGGCAACTAAATTAAAAGTTTCTTCATCTTGAAACATAGTTGGTATTAGTGCTAATAATCTATCCATTGTGTTTGGAGGTACTTTACTGTGCACCAAAGGAGATATTACATTTTCTAAATCCGTTGCTATGTATGATTTTAATGCACTTACGTTTGCAGACAAAAGAGAAGTATATGCACTTTTCATAGAATCTGGTTGATAATTATACCAAGCAAACGACGCATCTTCTATGTGTTCAATTGCTCCCGCCGAATTATAATCTTCTCCTTGTACATTGGTATTTAAAATCTTTGCAATTTTCTCTTGTGTTGCTTCTATCCTCACCCAAAAATTCCATATTGCATCGTTATTAATATGGGATGCAGTAGAATACATTTTTTCTAAATACTGTTCCGTTACAACTCCCGGCATTTCTAGTGAATGCTCAGCAACTATAAATTGTAAAACAAAATTAGTTACTGGGTCTTGTGCAGCATTATAAGCTACCTGTAGATTAAGTGGATAACCATAAATTAAATGATTATTTGTTTTCATAACAGCAATTCGATCTTCTTTAATTAACTGAGATCCCCTTAATTCGTTATTATACATTTTTAAAATACTGCTTTGATAATAATATTTACCTTTTTCCATTCCAGAGTCTTGGCTAGCTGCATCTACTGCATTAGCATTAAAAATATATACTCTCGCGGCCTCCCCAAAAAATGAAACGTTAGCTGCTCCAAAAGTTTCCATTAACTGATATTTTTCTCTCATAGACATCTGCATAGATGATAAATAAAATTTATTAGTGATATGTTTTATAACACCAGATTTATCTAGAATCATAATTACTGCTTCAGTGTTTCCTTTTGTTTGTATTTCACTAGCTAAATTATTTGGAGAAGCTTTAGTTCTGATGAAAGGTTTTATAATCTCATTATATTTATCTATAGTAAGATCTCCTTTCAAAACTTCTTGTAATGAATTATTGTTTTGTAATCCACTTAAAGTTTCTACAAAATGTGTCATGAGTCCTATTCCTGGGGGCATTATTTTATTACCGTAAGTTTAGATTTATTATTATCAACTAAAACATCCATATTATTTTTAAATGCCTCTACGACATGCATTCTTCGTGTAATATTGTATGGTTTATATACCTCTGTATCAAAATCGATCTCAGTGGCAGTAGCTACTTTATTTTTATTAATATTCCTTATCTCATCTTCAAGTGTTTTCTTTTCATCTAGCAAAGCTTGAATACTCGGCCAATTATTATCGGCATGTATAGCTGCAGTAGACTCGTGTATGAAATTTCCCTGCTGCTTCATGTCCGCCATATAATCACTTATGAACCTCTTTCTTGACTGTGACTTATAAGGATTCTTTTCTTCCAGCAAGCTATTAATTTTAGTTATACGATTTTTATTATTATATTTTTTAGAATTGTCGGCTGTTATTACCGCAACATACTGATTATTCATGCTAGTCTGAATAGATTCTCTTAATTCAGTAACTCCTTTGTCTGTAAAAACAACAGTCCCATCATGAGCGTCATCCGAGAAAGCTGACCTTGATAGGTTTGCTCCTATGAAAGACATGTACTCTCCCTTTTGTATAATATTTCTTTTTGTAATTAAATTTATATAATTATAAGCTTGTGTCATATCATACTCATTACTACTAGTACCTTTTTTAGTTGCGTATTTTTTACTTTCATATATAGATCTTAGTTTATTCACCGCTTTATATAATAAATAAGTATTTCTAATTTCGGTTTTTTTATTATAAATATTAGGGATATCTATCCGTAAATTACCATCTTCGTCACGTAAATAATTTAAAATTGAAGAATCATATTTTGTATCTTTTATAAATTCTGCATTATCGGGATCTAAATTGTTATCAGCATAAGTGAAAACATCGTTTTCATCTTTGACTTTATAAAAACCTTCAGCCGGAGATTGCAACCCATTTAAAATATATGTATATACATCTTTACCAATATTTTCAAAACTGTATAAATCTTTATAAAATAATAGTTCATTTGTTGCCATCATACCGTCATTAGTTAAATCGTGAACAAGATATTTTTCATACCCTACTTGATTATCAGAAGGGACATTAGAAAAAACACTTTTTTCAAATTCTGAATCATACACTAATCTGGTTCCTCTTAGCATTACTCTGGATACAGCGCTTCCTTGCGAAGTTATAGTTGACTCAATACTATTAATTGTGCCAACAACAGAAATTCCATCTGAATCTAACATGAGCGCAGGAAATCCTATCATTCTATATGGGCTCCATTCAGCACTCAAAGACATACTTCTACCGGCATACTTCATTTGAGTATAATCCATATATGCGAAAGGTTTTAATAAATTACCTATATCACCTTTTGCATCATCTTCATTTACTTCTTCTCCCTCCGAAGTTTTTTTACCATTATTATTTGTAGTTTTCTTGTCTATTATTAAATCACTTTGTAAATTGGTGTAACTTATAACTTTAGGATTAATACCTTTATAAGTTTCCTCAAATGTAAAATTTCCTACAGCAACAGACTCATCTAAATCTATTTCCGGAAAAGTAATACACGGAGAAAAATCAATAGGAGATGAACTTGGCTGCATAAACGGCACGGTTGCTCTACCAACAATACGAGTTGGTTCATTCATCATGTCCCTAGAAAATGTAAACGCAGATACCTGCTCTGGAAAAAATATATTACATAAAGCTGGAGGACCTGCTTCTATAGAAGGCATAAATATCAGACGTAAAGGTTCATTACTATCTTGAAAACCTTTTACATAAAAAGGTTGACATGCTGTGTAACTAGCAGGAGTAATTAAAGAATAGTGCATGTATTTTTGAAACTCTGTAAGTACCTGCATTAATGTATAAGGTCTTTCATTATATATGTTCTCTATGCCACTAGATTGAATTTTATTTAAAGCTTCTAAAAATAGATCTACTTTTATTTTCCTTAATAAATCTGGGTTAGGAGTGGCAAAAACCGACCTACCAAATTTGAATGCGAGTGATCTTAAACCGTAAAATAAATCGTTGTTTTCAAAATATGAATTAAACTGTTGCAGCATTGGAATAAAATCTCCCTTACCCCCTGGCTTATCTTCTGCAAACATTCTCTGGAAATCATCTGCTAGTCCATACACTGCAGTAAGCCCTATATCTTTTACTTTTCCTTTAACCGTTTGAGTTTCTTTATTTGAAACATCTTTTAAATTGTCGTTTGTGGTGGATCCAACCGGAATATCTGCCCCTTTTTCATTTGTAATTACCGTTCTTTCTTCTTGTAATCCGTCAGCGACTTTTCTATCTTTTGTCATTATTGCATCAGCTGGTCGAAATTTAGCCTTTATCATAGAACCAAGTAAAGATATTGCTTTTATAACTACAATTTTATTTGACTCAGATTTTTGATAATTCAGGCCTGTAACTTCTCCTTCGAATAATAAAAATGTTTTTTTCTCAGAATGTACATAACCAAAAATTTGTACTATGGTTCCGGGCAGTATGCGTGCAGCGCCGTAACTCGAAGGAAAGGTTATTGAAGCCGCAGGTATTCCTCCCTCAGTTTCTGAAATTGTTATTGAACCAAAATCTACCTTGATGCCTTCTAGGTAAAGTTCAAAATTATTTTTTAAATCTATTTTTGGTTGTTGTATATTCATTTAATTATCGTTACTAAACAATTTTTGTATAACACCAAGGCCATAAGGTAATGGAAAAAGATTACCTGGGGCTGTTGAGTTGTAACTAGTAACAACACCTTTCCCTTCATTTATATATTTATTTCTTATCTCCCTCATATCAACCTTCATTGAATTTATATTATCAGGTACCTCAGATCCATCTAAAACGGGCATTTTACTTATTGTTTCTTCAGTAAGTTTCTTTATCCTTGGATCATCGTCTTTCCATTCCATTTGGGTAGCTAGGTTTTTTATTGTTGCAGTCATTCCCTCTGTACTGCGTAAATCAAACTGTCTTTTCATGTCTAGTGTTGCTTCTTGGTACTCTGGTTTATTAACTAATTCCATGTAATTATCTTCATCTTCTTTCTTAATATACCCTACAGCAACATCTTGCGCAAAATTTAATGCAAAAGCTTTTTCTTGTTCATAGTACGTTCTGCCAGTAGAACTTGGTTTTGGCATTACGTCAGAAACTTGTTCCCTTATTTTCTCGTTTCCAGAAATTACCATTCCTGTATAACTCGTCGATAAATTTTCCATATATGAACGCGTCTCATCATCGATGCCCAAGCCAATCCAATCCTCTTTAAATTTTCGATCAAATCTGTCCACCTTTGTTCTAATTGTATTTCCTTTTTCATCCTCAACATTTTTGTATAAGGGGTATCCTTCATTAATATTTGTTTTAACAAGAGTTAAAAAGGTATCTATGGGGTCTGTACCTCGCATAAATTCATTTAATTGTTCAAGATCAGCATCTTCTGCATTCTCTAAAGTTTTTTGTATACCTTTAAATAATATTGGGTTTTCTTTCTTGAGCTTTTTCATTCCGGGAGACTCTAGAAACAGATCAGTGTTTTCTTGTATACCAAGTCTATAACCTTCGCCCATTTGTCCTGTAATTTCAAATTGAAGATCTTTTATCTCTTTAGTTTCGTCATCTATCTCTTCTAAATCTTTATCTAGTTGTTTTTCGGTTTTTATTTTATATCCAATATCATCAGAAGCTTTCATTCCTTGAAAAATAACGCGCGATTTTTGAATATCGGATAATCCTTCAGTTGTAAAATCTACTTTTCCTGATTCAAGTAAATTACTGACTATAATATTGGAATCTAATAATTCTCCTTCATCATCGTAAAACAATTTTTTATCAGTTTCAATTAAATCGGAAACTTGATCGGCTATTTTCATTTGTTCTCTTGACGACATAAAATCAATATCCTTGTTTTTAGCAGCTACATACATTGACCTTAAAAAACTTGTTTCATCATCATACTCAAACTCATTTTTCGCTATAGATATTGACCTTTCTATTTCTTTTTCTGTTTTTCCTCGATCTTTCAATGTTTCTCTCATTCTAGTTTCTAGGGCTTGTCCAAATTTTCCACTGAACCCTTCAGTCAAATATCTCATGTATATTGGATTTTGTATTTCAGTGAGATCTATGTCCCTACTAGACTCGTCTGTACTAAAAAATTCTGTTAAAAAGCCCTCATCCAAAGTACCTTTATTAACATTTGCTTTGGTTCCAAACATTCTGGGTAAAGTAATCTCTCCGAATGGGGTCTGTATATCTTGCGACCTGTCGGTAAAATACTTTTCTTTCATGTCTCCCCAACCGTAAGATAACCATTTAGATGCTTCATTAATAGAAGGGCCATCACCGAGTAAAAGACCTGTATTCATAAAGTTAGCACTTACTTCGCCCCAAAAAGTAGTTTCCATGTCTTCCAGATCACTTTTTGTTTTAGTTGTTATCTCTCCAGAAAGTAATCTATCACCCCTCTTATCTTCAGGATCTAAAGTCATTTGTTTAAATTTTTCTACAACTACTCTAGCTTCATCTTTTGTCAAGTTTACCTGCGACATTAGTATACCTTCGAGTTGTCTAGGATTTATTTTTGTATCCTGCCCCATAATATCTTTCCAAAACCCTACTCCCAGACTTATTTGGTCCAGCACAGCTTCATCTAATGTCTTGTCACCGTAAACGTCTTCTGCTCCTCTAGACGTAAACTCCATCCAATCTCCGTAGTCTTGCATACCTCCAGAAGTAGCATCTATATTATCTTGAAGATTTCCACCTGTGGTGCCACCACTAAAATATTGCCCCATAGTCATTACTTGACCCAAAGGTCCTGCCTGATTTCTATTATACAGATTTAATAGAGATTGTGACACACCAGACTGTCCACCCAGTCTGTATACAGACTGCTGTACATATGGATCTGTACTTTGTACTAGCTGTTGTGCTTCTACTTTTGCATCTATATAAGACTGTGCAACAGTTTCTCTTAACATAGGAGCTTGTTTAAAAGCTTCCATAGTATTAGTAACTTCGCCAAGAAGCTCGGTTGGTGACTGCTTAAGCACTCCGCCATAAAATCTCATGCGGTCCGACATACTGCGCATTTCTTCTACGCTAACCATAGATTTTTGTTCAAGTTCAGCCATAATATTTATAGCATCTTCTTGAAATACCCCAAGATTTCTAGCTATTTGTCGTGTGTCCTCGGTGATAGTTTGTAACTTTTCTTGTAATTGATCTACATTACGTACATTTGAAAATCCGCCCATGTTGCCAAACTGCAGGATATTTTGGCCTACTTCATCTAAATCATACTCCTGTGCATACCCTTGATAGGAATCTGTGAAATTTACTACGTCTTGTGCTAAACCGCGGGCTTCAGTTTTAGATATGTTGCCAAATTGCTGTCTGGCTATTTCCCTTATTCCGCCAGCCAGATCTTCTCTCTTATTATAAGCACCGGAAATAAATTCGTCTCCAAGCATTGCTAAATCGGTTGCTAACATGGCACCAGGAGCTAATAAATAGCCTCCGATATTTGCTATCATTCCGACGGGCGTGCTGGTAAATTCATTATATGCAGCACCGGGATTCTGAAAAACATCTGCTACACCTTCTTTTAATTTTTTATCAGAATATCTTCCATAAGCGCTTAAAGGAATAGGTCCTTTTATATCTCCACCAAAACCTAAACTTCCTAGAAGGTATTCACCAAAGCTGTCTGGCAACATTTCGCCATAAGGATTTGGTGCTTGCTGTTGTTCTTCGGGTTGAAATCTTTGTATCACAGTTGAGGTTCTATCTGAAAGCATAGATAAATCTTGTCTAACACGGTTCACTCCCGTAGAAAGATTTTGATACATTTCATTTGCCTGTGCCTGCGCTTTTTGCCAAAAAGTTTGGTCGAATGTGTTGCCAAACTGCCCCTGCATAGGAAGCATGTTCGGGTCAGGCAAGGGCGCAAACTGTGGATTTACAAAGTCTGTAGTATTTACAAATTGCGCACCAGCATTACTACCAACACCAAGAGCCAAGTCAAGTTTGTTACGTATCTCTTCAGCTTGACGAGCTATGTCACCTGGATCAAGAACTACATTATAAGTTATTTGATTTTGACCTTCATCTATAATTGCTTCTTCTGGCACTTAATTTTTCTCCAATTTCATAAGATCTTTGATATCCATGTTATTTACTTCAGTGTCGAATTTTTTACCAACCTTGGGTTTAAACGTTACCTGATCTTTAAACATTGTTCTGAATCCTTTTAAGTTTTCAAATATCTCCTCTTTGCCTACTTTTTTAGTCTTAGATGAACTTTTTTTACCAAACAATAAATCACTATAATCTTTCAAGTAATCATTTAATAATTTTACATCAGCCTTGCCTCCGGCCACCATTACTGATGCTACAGTCAAAAGCTGTTCTAAATACCGTGCATTATATTCCTGATCTACTGCTTTGATTAGAATAGCCTCTCGTACACTGCCGGGCTCACCAAGATTTACTCTGGCTGCGGCTCTGACTTTTCTGGCAAGGGGCCCGTTTCCGAAAAATTTTCTTCTACATTCTCCAATTCAAGGGATTTCCGAACATCTTTTTCTAAACTGTTTTGTGCTTTCACTAATTTATCGATAATTGAATTTGATAAATTTTCTAAATATTTTAAAGCATCATCTGAATCCTTGAACTCTTTTTCTCCATAATTAATTACGGTTTTACTTAATAACTTTAAACTATAACTATGAATTACGTATGCTGCGGGAGTATTTTTAAGTTTGTCTTTACCCATATCAGCTTCTATAATTAACTGGTCTTTTCCAGATAAACTTCTCACCGTTGAAAATAATTTATCTCCTAAAACTGGTACTTTTCTAGTAGCATATCCTTTGTCGAACAATTCTTCTAGAATACGTGCTGTTTCGTCCATTTTCTCCTCTGATTTGATTTAAGTGTAAATATGTATATATTCAATATAGTCATTTAATTTGTCTATTTCAATAGTTGAGCCATATTTTTGGTATAAGAAATACGCAAATAAGACACCCGTTTTGGGTAAATTTAATCAAAAAATAAAATGTTTATTTTATTAGGAAGTAGAGCATACATCGCGGGGTTACCTGCTAACATATTGCAGGCTACTCGTCATATGCTTACAATTGATAATCCACTCTTTTTCAAGAGAATGGATATGGGTCTATCCAATTGGTCTACCCCCTCTAATTTAATTTACTATAAAATTGATGGGGATGTCATAGATGTGCCTATAGGTGCTTTACACAGTGTAATAGAAATGTGTCAAAAAGATAATATTAACGATATTGAAATAAAAGATAATAGAGTATCTAACATACAATCAGAGTATTTTAAAGACTTAAAATTTACGGGGACTCTGCGCGATTATCAGCAAAATATTGTAGACGCCTGTATGGACAAAACAGTTGGTATTATAGAAGCAATGACTGGATCTGGAAAAACTATTACTTTTGTAGCACTTGCTATCAAGCGAAAAGAACCCACTCTTATACTCGTACACACCATTGAATTGGCTAATCAAACAGTTAATGCTTTTGCTAAGTTTACTAACCTGAACGCGGAAGATATTGGGTTTATTGGTGACGGCAGATGGGAAGTAAAACCTATAACAATAGCCCTTCACCAAACAATGGCAAAGCTTGAGGATAACAGATTTGGTCTCATAAACGAACGGTTTGGTCAGATTATTGCAGATGAAGTGCATATAGTTGGTGCTGAGACATACTATCATACGATGACACATCTGTCTGCTAAATATAAATTTGGTTTTAGTGCTACCCCTAAAAGAGATGATGGCTTGACAGAAGTTATACATTTTGCAACTGGACCAAAAATATATACTGTAGACACAGCATTACTTGAAGATGTATTAGTTAAACCAAACATAGTTAAAATTAATACTAATTATCATTTCCCTATTTTCAGTAGTGATGAATACCAAACTTTGATTACAGACTTATCAGAAGATAAGGATAGAAATCAATTGATAGTAGACACATCACGTACCCCTGAGTACAAGGACAGAACAATGTGTTTTTTATGTGTGCGTATTGCACAAGTAAACGCCCTTAAAGAACATTTTGGAGACGAGGCTGAAATATTAACATCAAAGATGACAAAGAAGCAACGGAAACTGGTAATGGAAAAATTACTTGATGGCAGATGTAAAAAAATAATATCTACCTATGCTTTATTTAGTACTGGTATAGATGTTCCTAAATTAGATCTTGCTTTTCTTTGTGCTCCCCTACAATCAGAAGTAAAACTTAAACAAACTGCTGGGCGGCTTATGAGGAAAGCTCCTGGTAAAACAGAAGCAACAATGATAGACTTTATAGATGTAAAAGTATCGTTACTTAAATATCAATCTTATAAACGAAATTCAATATATAAAAAATTATGGTCAGAGAAATAAATATCTATGGAAACCCAGTCCTGGATCAGGTCTGTGTCCCCTGTGAACTTAAAGAGAAAAAATCTTTTCTCAGTGATGTGTCTGAAGATGTTGAACAAGTTTGGCCCGATGAAATTGTCGAACTTGTGCAAGACTTAAAAGATACTGCCAACTCAAATGTAGAAAATACTCTAGGACTTGCAGCTCCGCAAATATGGTGGAAAGATACACCTTGCCCGGCAATATTTGTAGTCCGAGCAAATAAAGGAAGCGAAGAAATACCAGAGTGGGTCTACACCGAGCTCTTGAATCCGGAAATAAAAACCAGTGGCAAAACCGTACGTCCGCTGGAAGGATGCCTGAGTGTGCCAAAATATATGAGGCCTGTCAAGAGGGAAGCAAATGTCACTGTAACATATCAACTTGTATCTGGTCCAGAAGTATATACTTCTAAACTTTTTGGTAAAAATGATTTTAATGCGATCGTCATTCAACATGAATACGATCATCTAATGGGAAAACTTATAAAAAAATAAGGAAACATCATATGTCTAAAACAACCTTGACAACCGAAGAAATTGCAGAACGCAGAAAAAAATTCTTCGAAGAAATGGATACAGAGTATCCTCCAGTGGTGGACTTTGTAGCTACTAATTCCGGAATTCTTGAACCTAAACCTCAAAATCAAGAAGAATGGGATAATTTTCATGAAAATCTACAATTTGTAGACGGAACAAACAGAGGGTAACTAATGCCCGTAGAAATTAATTATGATTTTAAAGGACCTGAAAAGGACGAGCCTTCTGAAAAAGAGGTTCGTCCTAACTTGCGTGTAACAAGATGCTGCGCGAACTGTAAATTTTACACGCCTAAGTTAAATAGGGCAAATAGGGGATATTGTAGATATCCTGACCCTTCGAGCAAAACTTTGAAAAAAAGACTTGGAACAAAATTGGATAGAAAATTAATAGATGCAACATGGTCTCGCGCGCACGCTACCATGTTATGTGATCTGTATGAAATAAGAGGAAGAGGCAAAACCCTCGACCTTATTAGTGAATGGCTCGATAAAGAAATATTAAACGACGGTACAATTAAAGACAAATGAAAAATAAAATTTTAACACATTTTAATAATGTGAAACTAAAGCCGTACTTGTGCGGAGGCACTGCAAGAGACTTATATATGGGACAAACTCCTCATGGATGGGATGTCTGTGTAAAAGCAACCCTTGCAGAACTAAGGAAAAAATTCAAAAGCAATATAACAAATGTGGATGAGTATAATCATAGAATTTCTTTGAACTTGGATGGAAAAACAATCTATGTATACCCACTCAAAAAAATTACTTTAATAAATACTTACTACAATTATGATTATACGAGTAGCCTTGAAGAAGATTCTAACTCAAGAGATTTTACAATAAATAGTATTTATTACGATATAGAAGAAGATAAGTTTATTGATTTCCATGATGGCAAAGTAGATATTGCAAATAAAATGATAAAATTTGTAGGGAATCCTACAGACAGAATACTAGAATCAAAAGCACGTATCTTACGTGCACCTGTACTTGCTGCGATATTAGGGTCTGGATGGAACATTGACTATGAAGCTCAAGAAGCAATTAAAGCACAACACTTGCGATTGATTCCGGTAAATCAAAAACAAATTTATCCTGAAATGGTGAATTTGATTACCAGAAGTCAAACTCCGAGCAAAGCATTTAATTTAATGAGGACTCTCAAGATACTTGAAGAGTTTTTTCCAGAATTAAATAATTGTATAGGTATAGAACAATCAAATAAAGCAGTGGGTCTTGAACTATATCAACACATCATGCTAGCAATGGATTCAGTCAAGCTCGACGTAAAAAATCTACTTGAACTCAGACTTGCTGCATTGTTACACGATATAGGAAAACCTTATACAAAAATTACTACTGAAAGTGGTATTCATTTTTACAATCATGAAAATGTAGGCGCATACCTGGCTGAAAGAATTATGACCCGTTGGGGGTTTACACGAAGCGTTTCAAGCCAAGTAGTTTTGCTAGTGATTAATCACTTATTTGATGCGTCTCCTAAAAAATCAGACTTGTCAATTAAAAAATTAATCACGAAAGTAGGTTCAGCTAATATAAATACTTTAATAGACTTGCGAATAGCAGATAGAATGGGAACTGGTCGTAAAGGAATCAGCATGGAAAAGGTAGAGAACTTAAGAAAAAGAATTAATACTCTACTACCTAACCTCCTTAGAGAAAGTATTACTTTGAATATTAATGATAAAGAATTGATTACAATGATTGAAAAACACACAGAAGAGCCGGCAGCGGCCTGTGTTGAATTAAAACGATATTTAGAATCTAAAATACTGTCTGGAACTATAAAAAATAGACCACAGAGTATTAAAAGCGCAGTTATTAAAGTGAACAAAATATCCTGTCCACTAGATAAAAAACACCTATTCAAGACATGGGCAGATTATGAAGCAGATTCCGCCGATATGTTTCAAAATGGGATGTTAAAGTGTGGGGTTTATTGTAGTTTTACCTGTAATAAATATTTAAAACCAAAACCCAAGAGATAGAAAATGACTCCACTACTATGGATTTTATCAGTAATTATTGTTATATTAATAGTATACACAATAATAACGAAAAGGAAAAATAAAAACCTTACTCAGAATTACACGAAATTGCTAAGTCAAAAGAAAAGCAGCGAAGTCAGACTAGGACATATCTCTGAACAAATAGCCCCATTTTTAAAGGGGTTTTCTTACGATACCCGGAATACTAAATTCCTGGGCCAGCCTATAGACTTAATATGCTTTGAGCCAGATAAAGTGGTTTTTGTCGAAGTGAAAACTGGTAATTCGCAATTAAGTTCTAAACAAAAACATATTAAAAGTTTAATAAAAAATAATCAGGTTTTTTGGGAAGAGTTTAGAATTTCTGGAAATAAGATAGAACCTGAGAATAACCAACAAGAACCGAATGAAAGTTAAACCGTTATATAGCAGTTCTTCTGGAAATGCATGTAAGGTTCATACTGATAATACGACTCTGCTTATTGAAGCTGGGGTAAGTTATAAGAAGTTAGTTGAAGCTAATGGAGGTCCCTTGATTCCCGACGCGGTGTTCATTACACACTCACACGGAGATCATATAAATGGGGCTGGAGTGGTTGGAAGAAAAACTGGTGCTCCGTTGTATATGCTTCGCGAATCTTTCAAGAAAAAAGAAAAGCTGTTCAATGCTTGTGATGTAACATTCATAAAGCATGGTGACAAATACACAATTGGTGATCTAGAGGTGTTGGTTTTTGATACACGACACGATAGACCAAGTGTTGGATTTATTATAACGGAAACTAAAACTGGCAAACGATTTGCATACCTCACTGATACTGGAGCAATAGGCAAAATTGTAAAAGTATCTATAAGTGAAAGTGATGCATATCTCCTTGAAACTGACTACGACGAAGAAGAACTTGAAAAAACTGCAGAGTACGACGATGTATTAAAAGATCGAATACGAAGTCCTTTTGGACACCTCGGAACACAACAAACTTTTGACTATATAAATGAGAATATAGACTTAGAAAAAGTTGCCTGGGTACTTCTTGGACACATATCCACAGTTACAAATTCTCCTGAATTAGTACAGGCTAGATTAGAAAAATCTATTGATGTAAAATATCAAGATAAATTTTACTTGGCCCCGTTGGATACAGACTTAAATTTATAATCGAGAGGTATATTTTGGATACACTAACATTTGATGCGGAAACAATACCACAACAAGCACCTCTGACAGAAATTCAACAAGAAGAATTAGACAGACAACTTGGAAAAACTTTTGCTAGAAACCCTGATTGGAATGAGGACGACAAAGAAAAACACAAAAAACTATTTATGGCTACCAACCCATTTTTCGGAGAGGTAATATGTATTGGTTTATATAGAACCACAGATAATGGAAATTTATTTGATTCTATTTCTCTTATTGGTGATGAAAAACACATTCTGACCAGATTCTGGAATATACTGGAGAAATTCAATGGTTTATTTATATCCTTTAATGGATTAAACTTTGATGTCCCATTTATTGTAAAAAGAAGTATGAAACACGGAATTGTTTCCACTAATAACGCTTTCCTTGATATGAGACGATTTTCTAGAAAACCACACTTTGATACTAAACTCGTAATTGGCGATTATGATAAATACGCCGTAGGTACATTACGTTTAATGTGTGATCATTTTGGAATCAGTTCCCCAAAAGAAGGAGCAGTGAAAGCTGAAAACGTAGAAGAAGAATTTAAAAAAGGTAACATTAAATCAATAGCTGAATATTGTTTAAAAGATGTGGAAGCAACACACAGTTTGTATGAACATTTGCTGCCATATTTGTATCAGTATAATAAATTTTAATCAGTTTTAATAATGAGTATGTTTAAAAAAGCCGAAGTACAGGCTGATAGATTAAAGATGTATATATATGGAGAAGCGGGCACTGGAAAAACTGTTACTAGTTTACAATTTCCAAATCCCGCCGTTATAGATACAGAAAAAGGCAGTAAGCACTATGGAAAATATTTTGATTTTTATAGAATTGAAACTAGTAATCCTAAAGAAGTACTTAAAGCCATAGAAGAATTAATAGAAAACCCTCAAAAATTCAAGACCATTGTTATTGATCCATTTACGCCTCTGTACGAAAAAATTATGGATGGTCAATTAACACGTATGAAAATAAAAAATGGTGATCCCAACTATACATTACAACCTAAAGATTACAGACCTATTAGAGCAGAAGTAAAAAATCTAATTGACAGATTACTATCTCTGGATATGAATGTTATAGTTGCTGCAAGATCTGCAACACTTTACAGTCAAGAAGAATTTATGAAAATACTCGGCACTAAGCCAGATGGTCCTAAAGATATGCCATACATGTTCGATGTTGTTTTAGAACTTACTAAAATAATGCGAGATGGAAAAGAGGTATTCATAGCACGAACTGAAAAAGATAGAACAAATACACTACCGGCTACATTTGATTTTACCTATCAGTCATTTGTTGAGTACGTGGGTATTGAAGGACTTGAAAGAGACCCTGTAATATTTAACCAACAAGCTCGTATGAATGAAAGTGTTGGTAGAAATAAAGAAATCGTATATGCTAAAAAGAAAATAAAAACTGCTGGAGTTAATGCAAAACAACTCGGTGCCTTAGAAACATTTGTTGAGAAAATTGGACAAGATGAAATGGGTAACATACTTAAAGATGATTTTTGTATAGACTCTTTATTAGATTTAAAAGAAAGTGAAGCAGAATTATTGATAAAAGATTTGAAAGAAAAAGAAAAAACATCTAAAAGTAAAAGCACAAAATAATGCATTATTAATCAATAACTAGAAATGGGAATAAACTTAAAAGAAGTAGGCGAAAATGCTCAAAACACTGACTTCCAACCTTTACCAGAAGGTCGCTATAATGTAAAAATTACAGCAGCAGAAGTCGGCAAGACAAAGGCAGGTAATGAAATGATTACTGTCACATTTGATGTTACAGAAGGTAAATATACAAACAGAAAACTGTGGAGTAACTTTACATTAACTGATAAAGCTTATGTCTATATTTATACTCTATTAAAAGCTACAGGTAGTGACCTTATAGATGAGGAAGATGTTAACGCAGCAGACATTGCTCAAGGCCTTATGTCTGGTCAATGCTCAGTAAATGTTAATATCGACAATAATACCTTAAATGGAAAGCCTAGAAATACTGTTACTAATTTTAAATCTCTGGAAGAAGCCGGAGAATTAGCAGAAATTCAAAGTAAAACCTTATTTGAGTAATCCTAAGGGGAGGGAAACCTCCCCCATTTTTATACTATGAAAAAATTAAATATTGTAATACCAACCATAAATAGAAAAGATTTATTACTAGAAGCGCTAAATTCAATTGATCAACAACTTCAGTATTTTGATAAAATATTAATTATTGATAACGGTCATCAAGATATTATGCCAGCTATTCAACACTTAAAATTAGTAACAAAAAACAAACTGGATTTTCACGAGTCTGAGGCTAATCTTGGTGTTTCTGGCAGTTGGAATTTTGGCATAAATAAATATCGAGACAGTGATTTTGTTTTGTTTTTGAATGATGATGTAGTGATAGGTATCAATCAATTAAAAGAAGTGCATGAAAAATTACTTAACGTGAAACCTTTTTGGTTAGCTACTGGCAATTGCTTGTGGTCAATGTTTACAATGTCCAAACCTTGTTGGGAATATTTTTTAGAGCACGAAGGCCATGTATTTGATGAAAAATTTTTTCCAGCATACTATGAAGATAATGATTTTCATTACAGGCTTGTGATGGTTTTAACAAACCTGTATGGAAGTAAAGATTTGCATGTGGGATCTGCTGAAATGAATCCAACACTATTTAGAAATTCTATGACAATAAAAAAAGATTCCAGCATAAATACTGGATTTAATAAAAATGCTCAATACTTTAAACAAAAATGGGGAGGAACACCTGGACATGAAAAATTTACCAGACCATTTAATAAGTAATTGGGAAATTGCCAGACTATTTAAAATTCAACAAAAGAAAGAAGAATGGATGCAATTTTTATCTTTACTCGATGAACACAAAGTAAAAAATGTTTTGGAAATTGGTTCTTATGATGGTGGATCTACGATTAGTTTTAGTCTAATATGTGATACTTTGTACACTATAGAATTTGTTGATCCGAGATACGATGTAAATAAAATAAAAGAAAACTGTGATTTTACTTATATTCAAGGTAATAGTGGCTTACCAGAAATATATGAGTTAGTTAATAAAATGTCAGATATCGAGTTTGATTTACTATTTATAGATGGGAACCATGTCGGCGAGTTCGCGGGAGAAGATTTTTTAAATTACCATGGCATGGTCAGGTCCGGAGGAATGGTTGCTCTTCATGATATTGTTGATAGTCCATATCATAAAAATTTTAATATTTTAATATATAAAGTATGGGAAGAATTAAAAAAGAAATATAAGCACATAGAAATAAAAGAACCTCCCTTCGATTGGGGAGGAATAGGAGTACTATGGTTGCCTTAGTATTTAGTAGTTTTGTTCCGTCAAAAGATAAAATGAGCATTGTTAAAGAAATTTTCAATGTCTTTATTGAGTATTTTTCAGATGTTGATTTTTATATAGGTATAAACGGAGATCCCTGTCCTGAATATCTAGCATACTTGGAAAGTTTAAAACCCACATTAAATATTGAATATGCTATAGTACCTAAATCACTTGAGGTGCCTTCAGATGTGAGTGCTTATCAATTAGCTCTAAAATTGCTCCACGATAGTAAAAAAGAATATGAATTAATTTGGTTTGGGCACTTAAAGGGAGTAACCAGCAAGCAACATCATTGGAGAAAAATATTTATTACACAGTTTTTAAAAGAAAGACACAGAATAGAAAATTTACTACGGGCATCAAATGCCGGGACATACTCTTTATACTTAACTAAGTACAAAGGAATAAAAAATTTTAAAGATGTGCTGATTCAATATTATAACTTTGAAAAACCATATTTTTATACTTATTTGTATTTATTTACTTTTTATGTATGCAAAGGAAAATATTTACATAAATTTTTAAATAATTGTACACAAGAATTTTTTACAACAAATTTAATAACTAACGGCGGAGACATCTATATGTTTGAACGAGATATTCCACATATTATATGGAGGCTGGGTGGATATCCGTTATATAAATTTTGGGATTCTACTCATGTGCTTGGTGGAGCCCATCCAGAAAATCATTACTACGAGGACATCAGAAAATATTATGATTAGTATATGTATGGCATATTTTAATCGACGCAAGCAAATGTATAAAACGCTTGAATCGATAAATGAATCATCTGTGAAAGATTACGAAGTTATTATAGTTGATGATGGTAGTGTAGATGAACATCGCCTTGATATAAATGAATTAAAAAGGAGATGTAATGGAAATGTTACTTTACTTGAAGTAACTAATAAGACATGGTTTAACCCGTGTGTCGCATATAACATTGCTTTTTCAAAAGCTTCTGGAGATAAAATAGTAATACAAAATCCAGAAACATACCACATGGGAGATTTACTCAAGTCGGTTGAGATGGCATTGCACGATGGATTATACTATACATTTCACACAATCGCACTTAATGAATCTGCAACAGAAGGAGTATACGCACAGCCAGATATAGCTGGTGTTGAGAAATTTATGCAACCTATTTTTAATACTACGCATCATATAAGGCCCGGAGAAAACCCCTATGCTGGACAAATAATTTGGTATAATCATAAAATTTATAGACCAAATCATTACCATTTTATATCTGCCATTACAAAAAATGATTTGTATGCGCTAGGTGGTTTTGACGAACGTTACAAAGATGATCATTCTTGGGATGACAATGAAATACTTGCCAGAATAACAAGACTAAGATTACAAAAAAGATTTATAGAAAATCCTATAGCTATACATTTATATCATCCAATGTTTTTCTCAACAAGTCCACTACAAGGGGCTCAAAATAATAATCTTTATTATAAACATACTCTAAAAGAGACTACTATAAAATTTAAAGATTTAGATTACAATAATTATTCACAATTCTTGAAGGAAATATCATGAAAAATATCGTAACAGTTACAGGCATACGCCCAGACTTTATACGAATGTCAGAGATATTTAAGAAATTAGACTCAGAGTTTAATCATGTTTTGATTCATACAGGACAACATTTTGACTCTATGCTATCTGATATATTCTTTAAAGAACTTGATATTCGTAAACCTGATTTTAACTTAAAAATTGGTGGCCCAGGAAAAGAGCATTATCATCAATCTGCAAAATTATCTGTTGAGTTGCTAGATTTATTAAAAACTTTAAAAGAAAAGCCAGACATAATTTTATTTCTGGGAGATTCTAATTCAGTAACATCAGCAATCCCTTTAAAAAAAGAAGGATATAAGATAGGCCATATCGAAGCTGGTATGCGTTCTGGTGATAAACGTATGCTTGAAGAAATAAATAGAACGGTATGTGATCATTGTTCTGACTATCATTTTGTATATCACGAAGACTATAAAGAAAATCTTATAGCCGAAAATCTGCCAG